GATATAGTAGGAAACTCTTATATCGACTTTAGTGAAAGCAACCCATTCGGGGATCCATCATAAACCATGCTAAACAATTCATACTACTATAATGGAAATCTTAAGAAGATTGTAGCTGTGTTTGGCACAATCTTTAACGACATTTCTATCGCGAAAAAGGTAAACGGTAAGATGACTGGCATACAGCGTGTGCCTATTGCATACGGTCCAAAACAAAAGTTTTTAGCACGACTGTCTAGCATGCAAAATGAAGAGTATGGTGACGTTGCAATCAAGTTGCCTCGCATGAGTTTTGAGATTACTTCTATAGTCTACGACTCAGCAAGCAAATTGAATAAACTCAACAGTAAACTCTATGCAGTTGAAGGAGATTCAGATCGCAAAAATAGAATATATCAAGCCACGCCGTATAAAGTTAGTATTCAACTAAGCATACTAGCACATCATCAAGACGATGCTCTTCAAGTTTTTGAGCAGATTGTTCCATATTTTACTCCAGACTATACAGTTGCGGTAAAAGACCTTGAAGGTCCTGGTTCCATTACTGACGTGCCTATATTGCTAACTAGCACAAACATACAAGACGACTATGAAGGGGACTTTGGAAACAGTCGTCGTACAATCATCTATACATTAGATTTTGACATCAAATTTAAGTTTATGGGCATACAGTCTGGCCCAGCAAAAATTATCAAGGTTGTTGACGTTGACTTGTATGATAGACCGATAACACCTGAGTCTCTAATACTTGATGGAATTGATCATATACGTGTTGAACTTGGTGATCCTGTAAATGACACTCCAGAAGACTATACTGTGATCACTACATATGGCTTTGATGAGCCTGCAATTTCTAGCACAATTGAAGGTTTACAATGGACGATAACATCAACTTCTCAGTCGAATATCACGATCTCACCACAAGGAGGAACGATAGATGTCACTAGCAACACCACAGTTTCTTCACCGAACGAGATAATTTTTTCTGCGATATATTTCAATGATCCGAATGATCCATTTACTGGAGCAAGAGGTCAAAATGGAGAACGATATCTCCTTCACAATTGGTCTTCAAACCCTGTATTTGGACAGCAAACCAATGGATATGGTTCTACAGAGTCTGGTTCTTATATCAAAGTATATTATGACAATACGTTAGTGTTAGACAGCAGTGACGGCGTTGATGTGTTGAAGCAATCGCACACACGCGTTGTGCCATTAGGTCAAACAGTAACTTTGACATACAAGATACAACAAAATGGAGACGGATATCTAAATGCTCCTATGACTATAGTTTACGATTGATTATGAAAAAAGACAAAGACAGCATACTGGCATCTCTTGAAAAGAATGTTTTGCCAGTAAAGCATGAAATTGCAGTCGCGACTGGCACTTCAGTTGGGCCGTCTCATGACGAAATTGTGTTGCATGCCGAAGAAGACTATCGGTTTGCACGAGAGCGCATTAAAAAACTTATCGATACAAGCGACGAGGCTATAAGCACGATGCATGCTCTTGCAGCTGATGCAGAACACCCGCGTGCATTCGAGGTACTTGCTGGTATGATAAAAACTGCAGCTGACATAAACGGACAGCTGTTAGGTTTGCAGAAAGAACGCAAGAAGATTGTGCAGGTTGAAGACAAACGCGGACAAGCGTCTGCACAGAACACTACTAATAATGCTATATTTGTTGGCACCACTACAGAACTGCAAAAACTGTTGAGAGGTGACGTTGATGAGGAAGCTATTGACATTGAATGACAACTCCAGATTCATATAATGGCAATCCATATATCAAGCGTGATGGAGTGCAACAGCAGTTTACCGCTCACGAGATAAGCGAGTATAAAAAATGTATGGCAAGTGTGTCATACTTTGCAGAACATTATGTAAAGGTTATAAACCTTGATCGCGGACTCGTAAACTTTAAACTGCGTGGCTATCAAGAAAAGATGGTCGATCACTTTACACGCAATCGCTTTAGCATTATTCTCGCGTGTCGTCAGAGCGGCAAGTCTGTGACGAGTGTAGCATGGCTGCTTCATTACGCGGTATTTAATCCCGATAAAAAGATAGGCATACTTGCAAACAAAGGAGCGACTGCTCGCGAGATGCTTAGTCGACTTACACTTATGCTTGAAAACTTGCCGTTTTTCTTGCAGCCAGGTTGCAAGATACTAAACAAAGGCAACATAAAATTTAGCAACAACTCTGAAATTATTGCAGCGGCTACAAGCGGTTCCAGTATTCGTGGATTGTCAATGAATGTTATCTTTCTAGATGAATTTGCATTCGTTCATGGTGCAAACGAGTTTTATACAAGTACCTATCCTGTTATCTCGTCTGGCAAAGACACCAAAGTTATCATTACAAGCACACCTAACGGCATCGGCAACATGTTTTATAAGCTTTGGGAAGGTGCGATACAAGCTACAAACGAGTTTCAACCTTTTACTATTCGATGGAACGATGTGCCTGGTCGGGACGATGAATGGAAACGTCAGACAATCGCAAACAGCAGTGAACTTCAATTTCGTCAAGAGTTTGAAGTAAACTTTATAGGCAGCAGTCAGACTCTTATAGGCTCAGACACTCTGCTAGGCATGCAATCACGAGAGCCAATGCAATCTCAGCACGGCATACACTATTATGTTGAACCGATCGATGCGCATGACTATGTCATGACAGTTGATGTGAGCAAAGGTCGAGGACAAGATTACAGCACGTTTACGGTCTTTGACATATCTGGAGAAGAAGGAGTGTTTAAACAGGTTTGTGTCTATCGAGATAACCTGGTATCTCCGTTGATATTTCCAGAATATATACTGCGAGCAGCAAAGGCGTATAACAATGCGCTTGTAGTTGTTGAAAACAATGACGCTGGTCAGGTTGTATGCAACGCGATTTATTATGAACATGAGTATGACAACACATTCGTTCAAAGTGCTGTAAAAGCTGGAGGCATAGGAGTTACCATGACAAAGCGTGTAAAGCGCATAGGCTGCAGCAACCTGAAAGATCTGATAGAAAGTGGAAAATTGCAGATATGCGACGCATGCACCATATCTGAGCTCAGCAGCTTCGAACCGCACGGTGATAGCTATGCAGCAAAAGGAACAGCACATGACGATATGGTCATGAATCTTGTGCTATTTTCTTGGTTTGTGAGTACTGATGCATTTGGAGGACTTAGCAACATCGAGTTGAAATCGCTGCTCTACAGTGAAAAAATACGAGAAATGGAAGAAGACTTGCCTCCATTCGGAGTTTTTAGCAGTCCAACATCATCACAAACTGCTAGTATGATTGACTATGAACGTCAGGTATCGTCACTCCAGGAGTGGAATATGCTGTAAATATGACTTTTTATAAATATCGATAGATTGAAGTTTTCTTGTTATGATCTCTAAACTTATAATTAACAACAACTGAAGAAAGAAAAAATATATGGCAACCTTACAAAGCGTAGGTGTACAAGTTACAGAAACCGACTTGACACCCGTAACACAACCGGTATCGGCGTCAATTGGAGCATATGTTGGGCACTTTAACTGGGGCCCTGCATTTGAACTAGTAAATGTTTCTACTGAAACACAACTAGGACAAATGTTTGGAACTCCAAATAAGAGCGACGATACTACAGCTGGATCATTTTTAACAGCAGAAAGCTTTTTAAAATATGGTAATTCTCTACGTGTACTTCGTACACTTGACATTCAAAGTTCCTTCAACTCGGTAGGTGAAGTTGGATACACTTCTAATAGCGATGTACAATCACTGCTACGATGCATTCCAAACAAACAATCCTTTGATAATATATCAGACATAACAAAGGCAGCTGGAGCATCATTTTTTGCTAGATATCCAGGCAGTCTTGGAAACTCACTGAGTATACAGATTTTTCATGCTGACAATCTAGGCACGACATCAGATGAATCTAGAAAATTCTTTTCTAACAACGCTGGAACTACTCTATGGGCAGAAGGAGACAAGGAATCTACTACATATGTTTCTGAAGTCGAATATACGAATGATGAAATTCATATCATAGTCTATGACGAACTCGGTCTCATAACAGGTATAAAAAACTCAGTATTAGAAACTTGGCAAGGTCTTTCATTAAACCGATATGCACGTACAAGTTCTGGATCCGCTAACTATTGGGCTGATGTGATCAACACTGGTTCTTCGTACATTTACGTTGGCGCTCCTAGCGATGTTGCTCAATTTTCAGAAAGCACAAATACCTATTCGTTGATTGGAAACGGCGCTATTAGTTTTAAAGGTGGAACATTAGGCACATCTTCTGTTTCTAATGTTACAAACAGTTTAGCAATGTTAGAAGATACTGATAATATTGATGTAAATTTAATATTTGCAGAAGCATTTACAACACAAAATGCTGATCAAGTCAATGCTTCTCTTTTAGCTGTAGCTGAAAAACGTAAAGATTCTATGGTATTTTTATCTGCACCACTAAACCTTCATACACTGCCTTCAGACGATGTTAAACTTAGCACATTGAAAACTTGGCGTAATGATGGAATCGTAAATAGCAGCAATACAACATTAAGTTATGCTGTATTTGATAGCACACCAGTTTACGTTTATAACAGATATTCTGATAGCTATGAATGGATCCCAGCGTGTGGTCATATTGCCGGTCTCTGTGCATATACAGACGAAATTGCTGATCCGTGGTTCTCTCCAGCAGGATTTAATCGTGGTCAATTACGTGGTGTAACTAAGTTAGCATACAACCCTAAAACATCTGATCGTGATGATTTGTATAATTTAAATATAAATCCAATCGTAAACATTCCAGGTCAAGGTATAGTATTGTATGGAGACAAAACAGGTCAAAAACGTCCAAGTGCGTTTGATCGCATCAACGTTCGTCGTCTGTTTATTACGATTCAACGCGTAATTGCTGAGGCTGCAAAATATCAATTATTCGAACTTAACGACGAATTCACACGCAGTGCATTTATCAACACTGTTGATCCATATCTAAGAGATGTGCAAGGTCGTCGTGGTATCGTTGAGTATAAAGTAGTTTGTGATGAAACTAACAATACTGCACAAGTTATTGATACCAATAGATTTGTTGCTGATATTTTTGTTAAGCCATCTCGTTCAATTAACTTTATTTCTCTTAACTTTATTGCAACACGCAGCGGTATATCATTTACTGAAATTGGTGC